TGCATTAGATGCAGAATAACTATAAACTCTTGCTTCTCCTATCTGTAAACCAGATCCTGCTGCACCTATTTTTCTTTGATTAAATAATTTTATTATATTAGTAGTATCTCCACCTATATTAATATAAGGTGTTCCTAATACATTATTAACCTTAATAACACTTCCCATTTCAAATGGAATTGATGCTGTATCAACAGTTTTTGTGTCTCTTGGTTTTGCAACGTCTAATACAGTTGTTCCAGATATATCTACATCAAATCCTTTTACATATGCCTTACCTGGTGACAGTTTAACGCACATTAAATCATCAGTAGGTACATTTTGTTGGTCAGTTGTTCTATCCTCTGTGAAGAGTCCTCCAGAGTCTATTTCATCATTTAAAGAGTTTTGAACATTGACACGGAATGGTTCAACAGCATAGTTTCCAGACTCGTCAAATGTTCTTTTTGCAAAATATTTCTTGATTTCACTATAAGTTGCAGAGTTTTGAAGTTTCTTAACTTCTCCTGCATCCACTCTCATTAATTCTACAAAGTTTGTATCTTCGTAATCATTTAATGCCTTTTTCGATAGTTTTACTGATATTTTAAAACGATCTGCACCTGGTGCTGCAAAGTTTGTAAAACCTTTTGCATTATCATATAATGATGAATCGTCATTTGAGTTTATAACTTCTTCTGATATATCAAGACCAACTCTATATGAAGGAAGAGTTGAATATGGTTCTAATATTAAAAGTGATGATGGTACGTCAACAAAACTACCACGCATAAAGTAAACACCTTCGTTTAATCCAAAAGCACAACCTGTAGCAGTTGCATCTTCAGATACAAGTGTTAAAACTGTTTCACCAATTGTTAGTGTAGTATTTCCGTATGTAAGAGGTTCTTCTAGAACTAAAACTTCACCATCTGGGAAAGCAGTACTATCACCACTAGTTCCAGATTGTTGATATTTTATAAAAATTGTAATATTATCTACACCTTCTGCTGGAGGTAATATAAAATTCTTAATTGTTGCAACAATACCTGATGTTTGACCTCTAACTCTTAATCCTTTACCACCGTTAGATGCAATTAAACTACTCAAATAAACTGAAACATCAATGCCAAGATGTGTGTCGTTTATTTTTGCTGAGAAATATGACCTATCAAGTTCAATACCACCAGGTATGACCATAGATCCTTCTTTAAATATATGCTTACCAAAAGACTCAACCTGATTCTGTAAAAGAGACTGTAAACCAGTTAACTCTCTTGCCTGAACGGGATAACCAGGTTTGAATAGTATTTTGTAAAAATTATCTGCCTTATCGAAATCATCATAATAGGGCGATATATTTAAGTTAGTCTTTTGTGGCATTTTAGAATTCTAGTATGATTTTAATGTCTTCCTTTTGACGAGAGTTTCTAACAATCAATGGTCTGTTATCCAAGTAAACTATTTCTCCTGACCCTTTATTTATCTCGGAATTGGATAGTCCCGAAATAAAGTTGACTCCTAAGTTAATTAACTTGTTGCCAGTAGGATTAGTTGTTATGCCAGAAAAGTTCTGGGAAATTGCTCCAGCAAAGAATGAAGTTTTACCTTCGATGTTATTTGCACCAGTTACTGATTCAAATTGGTAGATTCTACCAGCAGTTGAAATACCAGCATAATCAGTATGATCGTATGTTGTTCGATTAAAGTTTAGAGAGCGATCTCTAAAATATTTCAACACTTTAGTTTCAGAATCGTATGATGCAATGAAACCAGTAGAAACCTTTCCAGTATTTGGAGATACAGTTAAGACTTGCTTAATTTCTTCACCGACCTGTGGAACTCCAGTTACAGTATCAAACTTAACTGCTTGTAATGATGAATAAGTATTATCAGTATAAGTTACTGATGTCCCCACTTTTGTAGGATTTTTTACAACTCCTACTTGTGAGAACTTAGTATCAATTGGAAAATCCTTTGTCGAATCATCAAATCGAGCATAAACGATTACTCTATCAGTTCCTAATTCAGTATATACATCTGAACCATGTCCTAAACCTGGTGGGATGATAGGAACAAGTTTTGCACGACCAGTAGATGTACTAACTCCACTACTCAAAGTTCCTAAGTCAACAATACCATAACTATAACCTTTACCTCCAGAACTTACAGTAACATCTGTAATTGTACCGTTTACAACATCAACTCTTGCTTTTGCCCCATCACCATCACCGATTATATCAACTTCTTGACTCAATCCATTTGCATATCCACTTCCTGCATTCTGTATGTAAACGTGTTTAATTTGATTTTGGTTTACAGAAGAATCTCCGTTTTCACGAACTGATCTTATTTGAGAGTCTTGGCTGGAACCCCAACTATTTGGGACAGTAATAAATTCAGTTGAGTCAAATTTAATAATATCACTAGGTGAAACAGTGAAAAGATACTTCCAAAGATATCCGTCACCGCTGTTTCCTGCTTTTGATGGTTCTAAATCAGTGAAGGTTGGTTCATCTTGGGAGACATTTCCAAGTGGACTAGCTCCTGTCGATCCATTATCAATACAAACGTAAACTTTGAAGTCGGAATTAAGTACGTAGTAGTTCGCATCGTATAATCTATTTGCTTGTGTTAAAGGACTTGGATTTTCTACACTATAATCATCTCTGTAAATTTCATATCTACTTCCTGCTACCCAATCAACTCTTCTTATAATTCTTCTAATATTTGAGGATGCTATTTTTTTACCAAACATCATCGTATCACCTGTGTGTGAACGATATGAAAAACTATCGGTTGGTGCAGGTGTACTTGAGTTCCAATTAGATGATCTGCCGTATCCAACTAAGGAACCAGTACCAGCAGGATTTGGCAATCCAATGAAAACATAGTATGAATTATTTGTGTTTTCTACTGATTCAACAAAGTTGTTTGCGTTCAGAATTCTAAATTGATCAGTAATAATCGCTGACATTGTATCTAAACTTTTCTTTTCCTTTTATTTATAGTGGTAATTTAATCAAAGTCCGAACACTCTGATTGCACCTGATGATCTTAGACCTCTCAGAGACGCTACAGTGTAGTTCTTTCTTTGTATTGTTGGGAAGGTTGCTAAACCAGAATTAACTGTTAATCCAGTTACTCCGATTGAAATTGGATTACTATTCCTAGATGCATTATATAGTCTACCCCAACTAATTCGACCTAAGTGTGTAGCAATGCCTGGATTGCTATTATTAAAGTTTCCTGTCAATCCAGCTCCCACACCAGTTGTCTGTCCATTTTGAATATTACAGGTAATTTCACCATTTTCACCAGTGGAGGTTACTGCGTGAACTTTATAGATGTTATCTAAGAAGGTTGATCCGATTGATACTATAGATGAATTATGAGTATCAACAGATGTAATACCAGTTCCAACTGTTGTATCTTTGATAAACACTGGATAACCAACTAATAATGTATTTGCTGTTTTATCTGCTCTGAAGAAGAACTTAAGTGCTGACTGTCCACTTACAGTAGTTGTACTAATACCAGTAACAATACCAGTAAATCCTTCAACATTATCAATTGATGTAATTTTTTCAGTTTTGAATTCAGGTAAGTCAATAATCACTTGTGGTGGTGTTAAGTTAGAGTAACCTAAACCAGCATTTGTTATTGATGTTGCTGTCACTGTGCCATTAGTAATTGTAGCAGTTGCTGTTGCTGTAGTACCAACTCCAACACCAATTGCAGGTGGTGCACTTATTTTAATTGTTGCACTTGCATATCCACTTCCTGCATTTGTGATATTCAATGATGTTATCTTTCCAGCAGATGATACAATCGCTGTTGCAGATGCACCAACATTAATTTCACCAGAAGTTACAAGAGCATCAACAGTACTGTAGTCTAAGTTGTAATCACCATCAGATTCATCAGGATTACTTGCACTTAAATGGTCGCCTTTCTCATAGAAGAATACTTCTGCATCATCTACAAATATTCCATTTGTACTACCTTCACCAGATGTTGATGTAAAATTGCCAATAATCTTAGAAGTTGGATACACTTGTGGTTCAAGTATTTCTCTTGACTTATCAATTTTCTTTCCACCCAATACAATATCAACTTTTTGCTTAGTCCATCTAATTGGTTTATTATTATTTGCATCAATACCTGCACCAGTGTAAATATCAGTCTCAACAAGTTTTGCACCAAGTAACTCTTTGATAGTTCTTTCTGCCTGTTGTGAAGTTGTAAATCCTACAGGATGCTTGAATAATCTAACTTCATCACCAATCTTAACTGTCTGTTGAATATCTGCAGTATCTACATCAACTCCATCCTGTCCTTTATAGAAGAAGATATCAACTTGTGCCTCTGCCCTTGGTGCTTCATCAAACTCAAATGTAGTACCTCCTTCAAATGTATATGATGAACCTGGTTCTTGTAATACACCATTTATGAATATTAGAAGAACAGCATTTAAATCAATTAACTGTGAAGTTGCGTTATTTAAATCTTTTTCAAAACTTAGTAATTGACCATTGAAGAATAGTGGGAATCTAGTCCTTGAACCATCTTGTAGATTTTGAATACTATCAATAAAGTCTATCTCACCAAACTGCCAAGAGGAGAACTTATCACTAAAGATTTGAGTAACCTCTAATTCAAACTCCTGTATTGGTGCTGATAAATGAGCAGCAGTTACTAATCCAACTGGTTTGAACTTGTCACCAACTTTGAATGAATGACCAGCTCTTGCAATTTGGAACTCAGATATTTCAAAAGTAGTAGAACCAATACCTACTGTTGTTTTTGATGCACCAACTTTAACATCAACCAATAAGTTAGAACCAGTATCGGTTGTTGCTCCAAATCCTGCTCTTGAAATACCTATTACTGGTAAGTTATCATAGTTTGGTTCAGGAATTATAATTTCAGGATTCACATAACTTGTACCAGCAGAAACAATATTAAATGCTAATGTACCACCAGCACCAACTATTGCTGATACAACTGCACCTGTACCACCGCCACCACCTTGACCAACATTTAATGTAATTGTGTTAGTTGTAGTTGCAGTAATTGCAGTTTGAATACCAGCGATAGGATCTGAGTTAGGGAAACTTGTCTTAGATACTGAACGAGGATATGGATGGTCAGAGAAGAAGTTATCTTTTGAACATTTGAATACTAAACCACCAGTATCAATACCAACTGTATCACTTGTGGATAATCCATGACTTGGAATTGTGAGAACAAGAGTTCCTGTATGTGATGTATAAACTGCGTTTGTTGCTGTAAATGCATTACCAGCAAAGTTTGATTGTCTTATTGAACCTATACCAGCACTTACAAATCTATGTACATATGCTTGGTCTGTAACTCCAATTGCAACAGAACCACCACGATATCCTGAACCAAATGTAAGATCCTCAAAGAACTCATATGCTTGACCACCACCTTGATAGGTATGGTAAATTGTACTTGGTCCTGCTTGAACTTCAAATGTTCTATCTGAAACGATTCCAACTAAGAATAAACCTCTCTCGTGGTCTTGGAAAATTGTAGTTGTTACACCACTATATCCAACACAACTAAACTCTAGATTTTTTAGTTTGACATTATTTGGTCTCTCTAGTGCAAATCCGTGAACTTTATTTGTTGTAACTGTAATAATACCTGTGATATTATCATATGCTGCGGTTTGTATTCCAAGATTAAATCCTGAAGATGTACCGATACCAACAATACTTGTTAATCCACCAGCAGCATTTTTAAATGCTTTGACTTTTGCACCTTGTAATGGAGCATATCCTGTACCAGGTGTTGAACCTAATGAAACTATTAATCCACCTCTTGGAACTTGGTTTTGATTAATATCAAATTGGGATACTATAAAATCACCGTTTGTAGATGTGATACCACTAAACTCTACAGTTGATATACCAGCAGTTGTATCTGATATAAATTCATAATTACTACCAGTATTGTTAACAGTTTTAGGAGTCTGGAATACGCCATTGATGAATAGAACGCCATTTCCTACTCCAATACCTGAAGAAGTATTCGCACCACCTACAGTTAATGAATATGTCTTACCAATACCAGTGAAGTTATCAGATATATCATCAAACAACATATTTGTTGTGTAGTTGCTTCTTAAGAATGTTCTACCACTAAAGTCTGCTCTTACAAACGGTAAATTAGTTTCATCTCTTCTTGATCTATTATTTCCTTTTGGTGGGTCAGAGAAGAATACCTTACTATCAACTATATTAAATGCACCTCTGTGAACTCTCGCAGTAGCATTTGCTAAGTGTGAAGTCGCTGCAATACCTAATTGTGCCCTTTCGACTTTTACAACTGGTAGAGTCGCAATACCAAGTGCTACATCAGTTGAGTCATTAATAACTCCACTCGCAATACTAGAGAATCCAACTTCAGTAACTTTTACATATTCATCACCAATTTTAAGGAAATCTCTTGGTGCAACAGATCCAATTCCACTTAGTACAAACTGAGATAATCCAATACCTATATTTGCATCTAATGTATGTGTAATTGAAGTAAATGTAACTGGTTGCTGAACAACACCATCTAAACCAATAATTGTTTTGGTTAGTGGTTTATTCATCGATAATCTGTGTGCATTACCTGCTCCAGTTCCTGTAAATGTTACTGCAGCACCAGATGCAACGTATTCAGGTCTGGTGAATAATTGGAATCTATTCTCATCAAGAACTTTTGCATAAACAGTGCTTGGTAAAATTGTTGTGACTACTCCAGCAATATTCGCTGTAGAACCAATTGATACTGCAGTTCCTGCTATACCAATAAATGTTGAGTCTGGTGTATAAGTTAGTTCTTCGTTTGTATTAAAGAAATGACTATCAATTGAGAATATTCCAGTTGTTGTACTTAAGATTCCACTACTTGCTGGATTAAATGTCTTAGAATAAATTGGAACTTCATTATGCTTCAATACAAAATCTTTTTTGTTAGCTCTAAGTCCTGCAGCACCATCGTAAGTTGTTAGGAATACTTTTTGATCAACTGTACCATAAGTTAAATCAGGTGGTGTATTCTCAAAATCACTTGCTGTATATAATATTTGATTGTATGATTGAACTTCGATTAGAGATTGGAACTCTGCATCAGGATAGAATCTTAGATTAATATTATCACCACTAATTTCACCACCAAATGTTCCAATACCTGTTGTTGATCCTGCAGATACAAATGGATATTGAACAGTTAGAATGTCATCAGCATCACGAATCGATACAACTTGATGAACTGCTGATGTTTCACCACAAGAAACTCTAACTAATGATTTAACACTACTATCAATTAACTTGTTTAGTGTTGCATATGTCATTGTACTTGCAGTTCCAGTAACATATCCTGACTCTAATCTGGCACTTCTTTCTGCACCAACAGGTTGTCCAGAAACTGAGAACCTATAAGTTCCAATTCCTGTAGTTGTTGTTCCTAATCCTACGATATTTGCTCTTACATCAAGAGTATTAACTCTATCATTCTCACATTGTAACTTGATTAAATCATTTTCAAATCTTGCAGTGATTACACCAACAGCACTATTACTTAATCCAGACTGTGTATCGACATATGTTTCAGCAATAGTTGTGTCAACACCATCAAAATCAACAATAACTTCATTGTAATTGATTTCTTTGGTTACACTATCTTGGACAAAGATAGTTGCATATAATGAATTGAAATCTGTCTTAGAGAATTGTGCAATAGTTGTAGTTGTAAATCCAACTGTTGTACTACCAATACCAGCATTTACACCAGTTAAGTCAACACTACCAATTCCATTTGTACCAATACCTGTTAAGTCTGTATTGAAATCAATTTTAAGAAGTTTAATATCGTGGTCTTTTAAGAATTTTTCTTTTGGAGTGAATAAAAGATTCTTAGTTCCAGTTGCTAATACTTCAGTATCAAAATCACCTAATTTAAGTGTTGTAAAGTCAGTTGTTTTTTCAAGTAAGAATGCATTATTTTCAGTTGTTAAAGTAACTAATTCTGTAAACTGAGTATCAAAAGTATCAGGATCAACGATTTGTACAAGATAATTTGCAAAATCTTCAACTAATGGTTCAATAACAGTGTTAGTGCTTTCAAATCCATCACTAGAGAAGTTTTCGCTTATATCATCGTGTAATAAAACTCTGTTTGTTTTACACCTTGTAAAGTCAGTTAATGTTCTATTCTGGAATGTTAGGAACTTAGATCCATTGACTCTTGTATCATAATCTCTTGCAAAGTCAAAGTTATTAATTGCATCTACTCTTTGCTTATCATTAAGTTCAAGAACATTACCAACATCTAATACAACAGTTTGATTTGATTCACGAACTGTACCAACTCCAACTTCAATGTTTGAAGTTATTGCAGTATCAGAAAAATTCTTAAGTCCAGATGGGTGAACTAAACGGTTGACTGGATTTACAAACTTTTCCCATTCAACTGAACTCTTAACTGTGTAAGATAAGTTCTGATAGTAATCATTATCTGGTATAACCTGATAATCTTCATTTAATTTACCAATATCATCTAACCAACCATATTCCTGTCTATTTGAAAAATCAGTTGTAAATTTAGCTTGATTATCTACAATACTTGTAATTTCAGCAGATACATTACTTAATTCACCCTTGACTCTATCGCCTTTTTTAATCTTATATTTTCCATCAATTTTGATGTAATCATTTCTAACTTCAATAACTTTTAAGTCAGTAATAACATTGTCAATAATTAGGGTTTCTTTTAACTCAAATACACCTCTAGATTGAACAGGTTCAATTACTGGATATTTTTTCTTATTAATTAAAGTTGCATAACCAGATTGGAAAGTTTTAGCAATACCAGGATTTGTTGTAACACCTGCTGTACTAAACTTTAATATACATTGTGTACCAGTAATGTAATCATCTACATTGAAGAACTGATAGTTATAATTGTCAGAGTTATATCCACTTCCTTCAATAGTTGTGTTGGTAGATATTCCCCCTTGTGTAGCACCAATTCCTGCCTCACCGACTCTTTGTATACCTTCAACATAAACTTCATCTCCAGTCGCAAATGGTTGATTATCAAACCCATTTATTGGAGTCTCAAGGAAACAAGTTACAACTCCTGAATTACTAATTTGTACAGAATTAATTCCAACACCATTTGAGTTATTGATTGAAACTATCTTATGAACCACTGAATCCAATCCAGTCACAGGTGATAATACATCAACTTTAGATATTGTTTGGTTGGGAGTAAATGGTTGTAATGAAAGTGTATCAACAACAGTGTTTGAAACAGGGTTAAATACAATCAAATTAGGTGTGCTCATATAATCAGCACCACCACTTACAATATTAACTGAATCAATAATATCAAGATTATCAATATTCACCACAGGTGATATGAATGCTTCTGGACTTAGAGTTTTGTCTGAGGAATATTCATAACCAATATCAACTATTCTTATCTTTTTAATTCTTCCAATAGAATTTGAAGATGCAATTATGTTTGCATCAGTTCCATTTGT